GAGGAAATCACCCGGCTTAGTGAATTGGTAGGTGTACCCGAACGCAGGAGGAGACACCAGGGGTGAAAGAATGACGCGGGTCATTGCGCAATTCCAATTGTGCATCCTGAGTATATCACGGCGCGCAGTTGGCCAAAGGATTGCCGCCTGGGTGGCCCGCTTGCTGGTTTCGGTCAGTGATGCAATTGGCGCCTCGCCAAGCAGGATTAGTGCAGCCGAGCAAATTTCCACCTCTGTGGCCATGTGAACCCCCAAGAAAAGAAGGGCGACCTAAGCCGCCCCCGTGTTTACCAATGAACTGACGGCTTAGAAAGCGTATGGCACCTCTACGCGGATTGCTTGGTTTGCCGTTGGGTTTGCGCCACCAAATGTCAAGTAGATCTCAGCATCCACGGGCATAACGTAGCGCACTCCCAAAAGCAACTGAGCGCCTGTGTTGACTTGCGCCGTGGCCGCCGTGGTGATGGCTACCGCATTGACGATTGCGGCTGCGTCGATTGCCACTTTTGTAATGCTGTTGCGAATCCCCACACTAAGGGTCGAAGATGCGGCACCTGTTGAGTTGCTCACGGTCACGCCGGACAGCAGACGTGCGCCCTTGGGGATCACAAGGCCAGTGGCCACGGTATCGCCGTTGGCTGCTGACCATGTGGTGGGCATTTCAACCACGTACACATGACGATTACTAGAAGTATCGGTTAAGACCTTACGGCCAGCCGCAAACTCTGCTGCGGAACGGTTGTTGATTTCAGCCATGATTTTCTCCTGTGTTTCGTTGATTAGGCGATGAATGCGATTTCAACAACCTTCTTTTCGTCTTGACGACCGGCGCCGTAGCTGGCGGCCATCGAGACTTGGAGCAAGTTCTTCTTGTCACCGCGCTTCGACACATCACCCTCTTCGAAACCTTTACCGAAGTGAATGCCGCTTTTGGCGTAGGCTATCGTGAAATAGTCAGTGCCTACCTTCTCAATGCCGTTAAAAGGCACCCAAGTGAAGCCCATCCAGTTGCGCGAAACATCACCCTCTTGCAGCATCTTAACAGCCAGGAATTCAGCGCTGGTCAAAGTGGTGTCAGACAGGATGTCGTCCAGCATTTCGTCGTTATAGAGGATGAACAGTTGCTCACCTGCGTGATTGTCTGCCTCGTTGCGACGGAAGATCTTGCGGGTTGCCAAGAGTTTAGCGCGGGTGAAAGAGGTGCCGCCAACCGCAATCTTTTGGCTTGCAGGCAGGGCGACGCTGGTTCCATCTTTGCGCAATTGCGAACCGCGTGCAGCGCGATAGATGATGTCGTCGATACGGCGATTCTTCGCGGCCATCAGCAACTTCATGTAGTCGCCACCGGCAACAGGGTTCAATTCCATTTTGGGGATGTCGTTACGATCAAGGGGGAAAGCCTTGAAGAAGTCAGCCATGTTTACTAGGCGGGCTTGGTGATCGGCTTCAGCCAGAACTGTATCGCCGTGACGAATGTTGTTGGCGTCCATCAGGGTGCCATCATCGCCCATAAAATTGATTGTGAAGGTTTCGCCAGTTACGGTGCCACGGTCTGAAACGGTAGACATCAGGCGAGAATCCTTTTGGCTCGCTTCCATGCGAACCGCTTTATCCCACTGGGTGACGAAGAAATTAGGCAAAGTAGACATTTGGTTCTCTCCAAGTTGTTGAGTGATTAGTTCAGCCTTGGTGAGGTTGTCCGTTTCCGGGCCTACAGTTCAGCGTACCGATTGGCTTGATCGATCCGCAGGGCGCTATCCAGGTTATCCCGAGCCATCAGGGCCTTGTGTGGGGATTGTCGGATAACGCCCGTGCAGTATCTTGCGAACCAGTTACATCATCGCAGGGTTTGAGCCCGCCGTGCGACGGTAGAAGTCGCTGACCTTTAAACTAACAGACTGATGGTCTGGGTGCTTGGGGTTGCGATACGCCTCACTGGTCATCAACGTGTCAATGGTTTGAGTCGCGCCAGAGCCGTCGGCATTCGGAGGCGCAGTCCCCTCTTTCATCTGCTTGCCGTAGTGAGAGGCAAACCGCAAGAAGTCTGGATCACTACCAAACTTGTCAAGTGCTGCATTTGCAATGTCCGCCGGGACACCGTGGATTGCCCGGGTCGCAGCCTCGATGCCACGCTGCATCTCATCGCCCTGCCAGTGCCTACTCAACTCTGTGCGGGCTTGGTCAGCAGTCAGCTTGGCAGATACCTCCATCAGCTTTGGGATCTGGTCTAGGTACTCGCTCATGATCATCTGGTATTGATCTTGACTTAAGCCTGCCTTGTGAGCCTTCTCGCGGAATGCCATCGACTCGGCGTCATCCATCATCAGGCCAGCCATTTCTGCTGGTGGCGTGAACGCGTACTCAGTCGGCGTGGCGGGTGCCAGCGTCTTCATCTTCTCCAGGCTCTTGTAACTCTCGGTGGCCTTAAGCAGCGTTGCCACAGGGTCAGCCTCGCCCTTCTCTGTCTTGACGAGGAACTTCTCAGGAACGCGCGTGAACCATTCTCCGGTTGCGGGGGCGGACCGGGCTTCTGGTGCTGGCTCAGCAGCAGGTGGGCGTGGAATCAGGCTCTCTGGTTGCGCTGGTGCAACTTGGGTGGTTTCGGGTGCGACTGCGGGTGCTGACTCAACAGCTGCTGGGGCTGATGATGCTTCGGCTTCACTCATTGCTGGTCTCCTAAATGAGAGTCATTTGTGTTCACTTGGTCGTGAACGCCGTTGTGCCTGTTGATGCGACTGATAATGTAGTCCATCACCTCCTTGTGGGCTGCGGCCTGGTATGTCTTGAGGATAGCATCTATGCCGCCCGAGGTATGAACCCTCGAGCGAGCGTAGAACTTTTGATAGAGATCCTCGAAAACAGCTTGGCCGCGCTTGTCGATATCAAAGAGGTCATGATAGAAGGAATCTATCAGCCTCTCCTTGTCGTCATGTGCGGTCATGTTTCCCCTATGCTGGCACTGGAAGAGTCCAAATTTTAGACTCGGTTGGGACGCTTTCACGACGTGGGGCAAGGCGAAGGATATTGTCAATCCTCATTGATTCTGGATCAAGATAAGCCCCACCATAGCCACCTGCTGCGTGGTTGATAGTATAACGCCTCCAGGTCGCACCTGAGTCAGTATTTACGAATAAGTACAGTTGATTGTCGGCTGGGGTTATTTCAGCATTGACCAGGTTGTGGTCGTCCGTGTTCCCGACGCAAACAACGATCTTACCGTTGTAATAAGTCAGGTTTGGATTGCCGCCGTGGTCGGTTCCGTTGTTTGCCATCAGACGCTTGCGCTCCCACTTAACAGTCGTCGGATTCCACTTCGCCATCCATGTGCTGCGCAATGTGTCGTCAGGATGACGCCATGACGCCACGATAATGGGCTGCCCATCTGCGCCGATGCCAACTTTGCCACTCACTGATTGCCCGGCAAAGTTACCAGCATCAACGCCACGGAAGTAGTTTGGAAAGGCCACGTCATCATCATTGCCCGGCCATGCCGCAGGGGTGCTCACGGACATTGGTTTGCCTGACATAGTGAACCAGGTGAGGCCACGGTCGGTGCTCTTGATGAGATTGATATTCTGGCGTGGATACCCAGATGGTGCTCCAGACACAGCACGGAAGGGTTCAAGCAGCAAGTAGATTGTGTTGGTTGCGCCAAACGCCAAGTCCAGCCCGTAGTGACCAACAAACTGCGAGAACGAACCGGCAACCTGCTGACCGGCTGCTGGAAGCATCGTCAGTGTGGTTCCACCCGTGAATTCACAGATGTACCCATTGTAGCTATTGCCGCGAGCTGACATCCAAATTGAGCCATCAAATGAGTTGCGGAAGAAGCGGCGATAACTCGAGTTGGTGTTAAGTCCAGCCGGAGTTGTAATGCTCACCCCAACAGCCAGGTTCTCCGTGGCGTACATGGTCGCGGTCAGTGGGACGTGATGTGATTCCGGGTGCGCCAGCACAGTCCCAGAGTCTGTGATTGCCACGGCGCAGTCACGGTGACCAAGTATTGAGTCATGCGTATTGGTGCCAATTTGAACATCCTGGATGGTCGCATAGGTCGTCTTGTTAAGCTTGGCCAGTCTTGATTGCTGGACGGTTGCTATCGTGACCGGCTCTGCGATATAGACGGCGTTGGCACTGGTACAGATTGGCCCATACAGTGCATATTGGCGCAGCACGGAGATGCCGTCATAGGGTGTAGCGTAGACTGTTGGCGTCAAGCTGCCTGCATCCGTAGCGTTTGCCTCGACTATGGCCGTGGCGGGCACAAATTCAATCTTGTGAATTGAGATTGCACCAGCATAAAGATCGCTTCCGTCTGCGCCAACACGGCGAATGCGAATGCGGAAGTCAGAGTTGGTGGCGTCAGGGCGAACGATGCCGCACGGGATTTGATACCGAATAACGGCGTTCTGGGCGCCAACAACCACTGCCATGCGCTTATTTGCGCCTGCGGTAGGAGTCACGCCAGATGCGGCGTAAGCGATGTCGTGCTCAAGCACAACCAGGTTCCCAGCAATCCCGGCGGCGCCAGACACATGCAGGAAGCAGTCATAGCCAACGCCAACCAGCGCATCGGTAAACGTTTCGGCGATTTCCGTGGTGACTGCATCAGGCAACTGCTTGACAAGATCCCCGCCAACAGTGGCATTGGTTGGTGTTCCTGATACGATGTCGAAGCTTTGACCAACCAGTGAGAATGATGCAAAGCCGGATGAACCGCCGCCAACGCTCCAAGCCATCAGCGTTGCAGTCGTGCCCGTTGAGCGCACGCGTGATATCTGAAACGGCCAGAACCCAACGCCCACAGTGTAGTTAAGCGTGTTTCCAGCCAAGTCCACAACGGAAAGCGTGCCTGGAGCCGATACATAGTAGTGAGTGTGGGTGAGGTCAACGCTGTTTGATGGAGTGACCGGCACAGAGAATGACCCCGCCGCCTTCGGGTAGTCGATGAAGTTCTGAACGATGTAGCCGTTTCCGGTCAGGTTTGCCGTGAGATTGGTCATGTTGGTGTCCGTGGTTGTGGGTATCAGGAGCCGAGAAATGCCTTAAACGCCTCGCCGTAAACTCTGGCCTGATCGAGGTATCCTATGGCTTTGCGATGGTTGGGGTCAAGCTCATATCCAATAGCGTTGGTTGCCGCCCAGGAAACCCATTCGTCGTGCATGCTGATGAATGGGGCTCCGAACTTCGATGCGACCGCCTTGGCCTCAGCTTCAATACCGC